TGTAATTGGATTAGTAGTAGTTTGAATACCTACTTCACTTAGAAGATGAGTCTTATTAATTCTTCTTAAAGAAACTGAACCAAGTTCATACTTATAAATTGGTTGTCCCGTAATATAATTTCTAGATAAAGTAGAATCAACCTGTCTTGTAATTCCAGTTAGAGTATTACCAGATACTCCAGTATAACTAAGAATTTCATCTCCAATTAATACATAACCAGGATTAGTTGAAGCAACAGAAACATTCTCAAAAGTAGAGTAGTTACTACTATCTACTACTGATATGGCAGCAGTAGAATTTGTCTTATATGGTGAATTTAATTTTGTTGGAACTATATCAGATGTTACCTTAGAAAGAGTAACTCTGTTAGTTTCATGATGCATACCATGATTCTTATGGTCTACAGTAAAGTGTAATCCATCATTAACAGTATCAAGAGTAAGAGTTGCACCATATATCCTTTGAGCACCCCAGTTCATTTGAGTTGTAATACCCGTATCTGCTCTACCATAGAGTAATGTAGTTCCTGCACCTGTAACAAAGTCTCCTTGAACATTATCAAGAATTATTTGGTTAGTAGATCCTAGAGATACAACAGAAATCTTAGCATCTATTCCAGGCCCATTATTAGAAGGTTTGAAGGCAAGAACATCACCTACTTGATAACCCACTCCAACTCCCGTAACGGTTGCTGAATCAATAGTTCCATCCGCAGCAACAACAACAGTTGCTTCCATTCCTGAACCATTACCAGTTATATTAGTAAGAGCAACTCCAGTCACAGTTCCTGCTGTATATCCATATCCAGCATTAATTACATTCATGGATGCTAGAGCAAGACTACCCGCAAATCCAACTAAATTACCAGTTGCATTTGAACCTGTCTGAGAAACTGTAACCCCTTCATGCAATTGAGTATTTCCAGCCAATGTTGTTCCTAAACCAACTCTAATTTTCCTAGATTGTAAATTAATAGAATCGGGCATTAATGTAGGAATTTGCTTATTACCTTCAGAAAGAATAGGACTATAAACCTGTAAACTTCCTGTTGACTCAAATTTCGCTCTATTAAGTTTAAACTTAAGATCTTCCCATTGACTTGGATCCCATGTTGAACCGTTTTGAGATTTAAAGAGAGATCCCATAAATGGTTGTTGAGTAACAAATTCATCACTTATAAGATCATTTTCTCCAACTCTTGAAATAAAGACCTTATACTTATTAGATTGAGATCTCATAACAATAGCATATTCTGTTCCTCCTTCTAGGTAAACAGGTGCTTTGAAAGTAAATCTGGTTGCAACACTACCATCAGCTGATGTTGTAATTTCATCAGGATCTTTAAATACTTGTGAGAATGGTAATATCTTAGTTGTTGGAACACCAGCATTCATTGTACGAAGTTCAAAGATAGCAGGTAAATTCTCTTCAGAAACTGTTTCAAAATAAACATCACAACTAGTCACAAAAACTCCTGTAGGTTCTTCTACAGAGAAAGATTGTGCTAATGGGTCACCATCATCTTCAGTCCACTGAGCAGTTACGTTACTTGAAGTTCCACTACTTTCTGATACTAGAACAGTATTAACATCTGTTCCAACGTATTGTCTAGCAGCTCTATCTTCATATAGTTCAATATTATTGTAATTTGCATTTCTTACAGAAATTATCTGTTCTTGGACAGTTTCAATAGTTCCAGAGGATTCATAATTTTGCTCACCAAGAGTTTGTGCATCATTCTGATTATTATCGATATTATCAGTTAAAGTAAATGTTTGTACTCCAGATGTCCATTTTGGATTCATAGCATTATTTGGATCTGGAATAAAGAAACTTCCTAATGCTGAAGATGCATAATCAGCAACTAATCTATGATTAACAATCTTAGCTTGAGCACCCGAAGTTTGACCTCTTAGTACCATTCCAGTTTCAACCCAACCATAATAATCACCTTGTGGTTGGTTTGCCATTGATATGGTATCAACATTTAATATAGTAGAAGTTGAGGAATATGATGCAGGAACTACAGTTGTACCACCTTCAAGTGACATTGATCCTGGAAGTCCAGAATATACTTCTAATTGTGTAGGTCCAACTGAAGAAGTATATGGATTAGCAGAATATATTCTTGTAGGAGCATTATAAGGGCCTTCTTTATGATTTGTCTGTGCTGCTCTAAATTGAATTACTGAGAAAGTATTAGATACACCACCAGTTGTTGTTCGTTGAACTTCTCCAACCACAGTCTCTCCAACTTGGAAAGTACCTGTAGTCATTTCAATTTCCAATAACTTAGGAACTACATAAGCACTAACTGCCTGACTATCAAAGAAAGAATAAAGTCTAGTTATTGGTTTAAATCCTCTACCATCAATAGCAATATTTCTAGAACGCATAAAGGGACTAACTTCTTCACTAATGGTTCTATCACCAATAGAATGGTTATCCCATCTTTCTGTAATAAGTGCTTGATTACCATCTCTCCAATCATAACCAGTCAAATAATTATCCGTATAAGTATCTTGGAATACCTGTGTATGGGTAGATGTATGTGAAGTAGTGGTAAAGTCATTACCTGACTGTGTTGTTTCAGTCCAAGTATGACTACTAGATTCAGTTCTATTTTCTGTTCTACTTATATGATCCGTTCCAGTCCAAACAGTCTCCCAACCATTCCAAACTTGGGGAGTTAAACCAGTTTGAGGATCCCATCCACCAAATTCTCTTGCAGCAACATCAACAGTATGTGCAAAATCACCTTCTACTTGAATTGTTTGAGCTTCAAGTCTGACTGTATCAACCCAAGTATCTGTTGCTGGAGTTAATTCAATCATACCTTTCCATAGACTTACCAAGAAAGGTGTAATAGACTCACTACGTGTACCAAAAGGTTGTTGTTGCCATACCACTTCTTCATAATCTAAAGTAATAATATCTCCAGTTCTTCTAATACCTTCTCCTTCAGGTGTTGGGGGATAAACAAGAATACTTGCATCTCCTTCTACGGGACCAATCTGCAAATCAACTGCATTGGTATAATGACTTGCTCTAACTTCTTGATTAGTACTATCTACACTATTTTTAAGTTGAGATCTAACTTCTTGTGCTTTCCAATCAGTAAAATTATCAACAAAGAATCCAGACTTAAATTTATTCAATCCATTAGCATCTGGAATGAACATATTCTCAGTTGAAGTCTCTAAAATAGACAAAGAAGTATAATATTCTAAATTTTGAATTCTTTTCTCTAATTTTCTAATATCTTTCATCCTATATCTCTTATGCTTTAAGAAAGATAAGATTGCTTGTTCAGCAGCTAAAAGATATGGTGGAAGTTGAGCAGTAGCAATTTCTAACCCATTATCTAAAGGAATAGGTAATTCTGGGTTCTCAGAAGGAGTACCTTTTACAACTTCAATTTTTCCGTCCCTAGTAAGATAAATTCTATCTATCCTACCCAAATAGAATGAATAATTTGAATTAATTGCTTCATCAGATGCTAAGATATTCGCAGCAGAGTTACCACTTTGATCAAAAGATCTTCCCAAAAATTCCAATGGAGATCTATTATTAGTTGCTGATATACTATAATCAGAAACTCTTGGTCTAATATCAATTATATCAGTATTTCTAATATTCTGAACTGTAGGAATTTCATCAGTATAGTTAAAACTATCATAAGAATTCTTAGTTGTAATATCACCATCATCTGAACTATCATAATATGCATTGGTGAAATAAACTTTCAACTGTTTAACAGGTGCTTTAGCCTTATTCCTTCTATTAAGACATCCATAATTATAAAAAGTTCCTGTTTGACCATTATTAAACGTAAAACTAGCACCAATATCCATGCTTGGTTCAGTAATAGTTGTTATAATAGCTTTAACATTTGATTCAGTAAACCTAACAGTTTCACCTTCTTTAAATTGAGATTCATTCCTTAAGGTATAAGAGATCTGACTATCACTTAATTTCTCTGCATATACTGCAATTGTACCAGATTCTTCACCTATAACATCCTCTCCAATTATCAAATCTCCAGTTTTACCTGTAGCACCATCAATTGAAGATAGTGTTAATTTGGGAGCAGAAGCTTCTGATGTATCAGTTGATTCAAAAACACCTAAAATATAGAGAATATCAGGGGTATTTAAAGATATTTTATCATCCTGAACTCTAGTTCCATAAGGATACTTTGCATCATAATCCAAACCATCATTTAAAGTTGTTGCACCAATACCAGATCCAACAAGTTTAGACTTATCAAGAACAAGAGTATTAACTCTATCCTTTCTCTTTATCTTTGCTTTTACTTGAGATTTAGATAAAGTAGTTACTAATGTTGCTTTTTGAGTTGTACTACCTATATCACTACCTACACCTTCAATCTGCAGTGTTGTCATTCCTGCATTGAAATTGAACTTACTAGCATTAAGTACTTCAGTAACACCATCATTATATCTGATTAATGAATATCTTTCCTCATCATAAGGTAAGAAAGTTTCATTTGTTCCAGCAGTAACAACAGAAGTTAATGAATCTGTAGCACCATCAATAGTAACTTCTTGAGTTTTTCTAATTCTTATAGTAGCATCAGTAAGATCTACATCTGAGATCATACGTTTTGGCATTCTTGTATATAATGTATTATCTAATTCTTTAGCAAAATCAGTTGTAACAAGTGTTAAATCTGATGTCTGGAAAGACCATAATCCACCATTTCCAGCTCCCAATAAATTGGAAGAAACACCAACATTTCCAGCTTTTGGTAACTCTCCTTCCGCAACACCACTAATAGTAGTAACCCCAGTTACACTAATCTCATTAGTACCAACACTTACAACTCTTACATAAGTAGAATCGTTATTATTCAATCCATCAAATTTAAGGATATTACCTTTCTTTAAAACTCCTGGGAATTGTGGATTACCACTAGTAATAGTACTTAATCCTGTAGTTCCATTAACCTCAGTAATAACAGAATCTCCAATAACCCATTCATCTCTCTGAAGAGTATCACCAGTAAATGTTACAGCATAACCAATTGTTCCTATTCCAGGCCCTGCATAAAGAGATTTAACATCTCCCATACCATAAGAAGTAACAGCAACAGCAACTCTGCTATTTTCTATACCATTAAATTCAAATGGTTCATTTTTAACAAAAGTTCCAGAAGTTTCATAAAGAGTTAATGCATCAGTAGTGGTTGCATCTCTTAGGAAACCAGTAGCACCACTATACTTACCTTTTACATATGTTGGAAGATTTAATGTAATAGCCTGATTTAAAGTTACCGTTGTATATGTTTGTATATCATATAAAGAAACATCCCACTGGTTTACATTAGAATTTGTTGTACTATAGGATCCTGATTCTAAAGCAGCATCATAAACTCTAGCAAGACCAATTTCACTACCAGGTGCAGTATAACTAGCAATACCAACCTTTTGATCCCTTAAACTCAAAACATAAGTATTACCAACACCAATAATAGGAGCACCAGTAACCCTATTAACAGTAATAGTAGCTCCTGTATTATAGTTTATTGCTTGACCTTTTAATGTTTTAGTTGTTCTTGGTTTATCAATATCTTTAAAAGTAGTTGAAATTTTTTCAATTTCATATCCTTTTACAAATGCCTTTCCACAAGAAACTTGATATACTCCAAGATCATCACTTGCTAAAGCTCCATCATTAGTAGATTGCCCAGAATTCCATATACCATCATTATTGATTCCATTATTTAAAGAATTTCTAAATCTAACCTTAAATGGTCTAACAGTATAATCTCCAGATTCTGCGTATGTCCTTCTAGCAAGTTCATCAGCAAGTATATTATATTCAGTGGTTGCTGTATCTGATATCAATCCACCTTCTCTAACTTCTGCTAATTGAACAAAATTATCATCATTATAATCACCCGCTTCCTTAAACATTAAGGTGCAAGTAATCTTTAATCTATCTGCACCTGGTGCAGCATAATTATTAAATCCTTTTGAATTATCAGTTAAATTTGGATCCTCATCAGAATTGATAGTCTCTTCAGTAACTTTAAGACCAATCCTTCCAGTAGGGACATTTGTATATTGACTAACAATAAGTTTATCCGCAGGAACATTTACAAAACTACCTCTTATAAAATATACCCCTTCAGATATTTGATAAGAAGTTCCATAGGATGTTGCATTAGTTGAAATAGTTGACGCAAAAGATTCTCCTGAAGGAATAAATGCACTATTTAATGGACCAGAAGTAATATCAGTAGAAGCTGCTAAAAGTTCACCATCACCAAATGTAGCAACCTCATTAGTTGCAATATCTGCAGAATGATACTTAACATATAGAGTTAAATTATCTTTTATAGAATCTTCAGCTTTTAAAACTTTATCAATAACTGCTGTTACACCTGAAGTCAATCCAACTATTTTAGTATCTACTAATTGATCAATATATGCTTCTACGGGAACTCCTAAATGAGTTGTATTAATTTGTACTGCTGCATAATTTCTATTATAAAATGTATTTCCAGGAATTACCTTCGCACCTTCCTTGAACATATGTTGACCAAATTTTGCAATTTGGTTCTGTAATATAGATTGCAGACCTGTTAATTCCCTTGCCTGAACTGGATATCCAGGTTTAAACAGTACACGATAATAATCGTTAGACGGATTAAAGTCGTCAAAATATGGTGATACGTTTAAATTTGTTTGTTGAGTCATTTCTTATCAGAACTGCAATATGACTTTGATATCTTCCTTTTGATTAGAAGAACGGGTAATCGCTGGTCTATTATCAACATAAATCATATTGCCAGAATATTTTTTAACTTCTGGGTTAGATACACCGTTAGTGAATGATTGACCAAGGTAATATGTCTTATTATTTATTGAGGTCGAGAGACCACTAAAGTTAGTACTAATGGATAAATTAGAACTACCACCTACGATTGTGAAACTACCACCAGATTCAATATCAGCAGTAAATCGATTTGTTTTAAATCCATATGTAGGATTAGTCACAGCAGCACCCACAGTGTTAAACCCTGCAGTTGTTCTATCTTGCCAATACTTTAATACACCAGTAACTTGATCATAACTAATAACTTTACCAATAGCAGTTACACCAGAACCAGTAGTTTGAGTAATTTCAGAATCACCAGTAAAAGTTACAGAACTATAACCAGTACCAGTTAAACGAAGAGCGTATGTAGCACTTGCTTTGTCAAGAGAAAGAATTGAAGTAGATCCATATGCTTTAGGATTACAAACAACACCAATTCTTGCAATCTGGTTTCCTGTTATAAAATCAGGATTTTCAGTATCATTTTCAATTCTTGAATAAAGTAATACATTAGTTGCTCCCAACTCTCTGTAGATATTGGAACCATGACCTCCTTGAGGAGGAATAATCACATCAAGTTGTGGCCATGAATCAGGAGAAGGAAGTCCACCTGCAACTAAATCAACAGTACCATAAGTGTAGTTAGATCCCTCATTCGAGATAGTTACGCTACCAATCTTTTGATCAGCATTAACTACAACAGTACACTCTGCTCCAGAACCATCCCCTTTAATAGGAACTCTAGTATATGTTCTATTAGCAGTACCTAAACCAACACCCCTATTTTGAATAACAACTACTTTAAGACCACCATCAACAGCATTATCCCTAACAGATGCATTCTCAGAACTAGTAGACCAATCCTTAGGAACAGGCATATACTCCGTAGAATCAAACTTAATTAATTCTGCTGGTTTAATAGTATAAAGATACTTCCATATATAACCATCACCACTTGTTCCTGCTGCTTTAGGTTCTAAATCTGTAAATGTTGGTTCATCTAATGAAGGTCTTCCTTCCAAATTCTCTGGGTTTGTACCATTTTCTAAACAGATATAAACCCTATAATCACTATTAACTACAAAATAATTGGCTGAATATAAAGAAGTTCCTTGAGCATGTTTAGGAGTATTTGTAATACTATAATCTGACCTATAATAATCATATGTTGTACCAGATGACCAATTATTTTTTCTTACAACCTGCTTACAATCCTGATCAGTTATCTTCTTGAGAGCAATCATTGTGTCCCAATACTCATTCTCCTTCTCAAAATTATCAGTAGGTGCAGGAGGACTATCATCCCAATCAGACTGAATACTTGTAGGATTAGGAAGTCCCACAAACGTGTAATAAGAATTGTCTGATGTAGAAACACCAGCAACGAAATTCTTCGCATTCAATATTCTTATCTGATCAGTTATAATGGCAGCCATTGTACCTATAGTTTTTTTACTTATTTATGTGTCATAATTCTCAATCCTCAAAGGTTTGACCCTCTGAAGAACTGGACCTGTTTCAATTCCACTAATACCTGATGTTGTATTAACAGTAAACGATTGAGATTTTGCTCTAGATGAAAGGATTATCCTTCCCCAACTATATTCTCCATAGAAACTACTGGATCCAACAGCAGTTACTCCATCTATACTACTTACACTTGCAACTACTTGTACCATAGTTGTATTACCAAATCCTATTGCATCACCCGTGTAAGAATAATGATGAGCCACTCTATAGATATTATCTATAGCAGTAGTTCCCACACCACAAATACTATTATCAGATTGTAGTGATGTTACACCATAAGAAGGACCAGTATTGGAATTTCTAACTATGAAGTAATCACCAGTTGATAATCCACACACACTTGCTACAGCAGGTTGGGTAATATCAGAATCTCTTAACCAAGAATCTGATGGTATAACCATATCAAAGACAATAGCAGTAGAAGCAACACCAGCAATTGTTGTTGTTCCAATACCAGTAATAAGACCTTCATCTCCTGCGTAAGAATCAACAGAATTACTTTCACGATAATCTACAGGAGGTCCAACTAGAACCAAAGGTGGGTTAGTTCCTGTATATCCAATTCCAGATCTAATACCAACAGTTATAGCAGATATTGCACCCCCAGAGATAGTAGCAGATGCTTCTGCACGAGCAGTTGTTCCTACACCAACAGGATTTTGAATAGTTACATCTGGAGCACTTGAATATCCTCTACCAGCAGTGTTACCTGTACCTGATATAGTAATAGATTGAATTGTTCCTGCAGCAGAAACTATTGCAGTGGCAGCAGCAGAAACTACTTCCTTATTATTAAAGATTTCAACATCCTTTTGGAAATCAGTAGATACTTTATTCTCATTTGCAGGGTTAAAGAATGGTCTAACACTATCCACATAAATGACAGTTGTACCTACTCCAACATTCTGAGTTAGATATGCTCTAGGGAAGAGACTTGCTTTATACATCACACGATCCTTACCAACCTTCTTACCACCAATAAACTTATCTTCAACCTGTCTAACCCAATCTATAGGTCTATGAACTGTAGTTTCTTCATATACACCTGGCCCATCATATGGATTAGTATCACATGAATTGGCAGAATTAATCTTATCAACTGTACGATCACCTTCCTGTAACCAACTTTCTTGTGGTTTATTAATTGCTGTTAGATCAGCATCCCATCCAAGAGTTAAATCATCACCAACTTTAACAGTTTCAATAATATCCTTATCAACAACATCAGCACCACCAGTTCCTCTATAGAAGATGAACTTCATAGTATCTTCTGGTTTAGGTGCTTCAGTGAAACTTATATTACTACCACCAGTAAACTCATAAGATTCACCAGGAACCTGTAGAATATCATTAATAAAGATAAGGAGACAATCTTGAATAGTGACTGTAGATCCAGGTCTTGCTTGAATGGATAGTGGAGTACCAGATAATTCAATTGGGAATGTCTTTCTCTTACCATTGAATAGAGATGAGAAATCGTCAATAACTTGAAGTTGTCCAACAGACCATGCATTCCACTGATCATTATGAACTTCTTCTACTGTCATTTGGAATTCAGTAGAAGGAACAAAATTAGTAAAGGTAGGAATACCAAGAGCACCTGTTATTTGTGGTGTAATTATATGATTAGCACCATATCCATATCCAACATTAGTCAGAGTAAAGTCAATAACAGTAGATCCTTGACCAACTACAATATCAGCAGTTGCTTGTGCTCCACCTGATCCAGGAGAATCAGCACTGTATACGAGAGGAATATCACTATATCCAATAGGTGAATCAAATACAACCTTCATTTGTTGATTAACTTTACCACCTCTGTTATAAATGTGATGTCTACTTGATAGACCTACTT